GCGAGGTTCTCTACCTCGGACCGGAGTGGGTGCACGTCATCCGCGACGGCAACAGCGGCGATCCGGAGCTTCGTCAGTACAACGCCGACGGCCTCGAGGTTCGCGTCCGCAGCGTCGGTCAGACCGCTCTCTACGCTCCGCGCGACTGGGGCGTTGGCGCCATCTAGGTCGTCTGTGACCTGACAACCAACCGATAGACAAGGACACAGACCATGCCTGATGACGTTCGCCCCCTCGGCGTAGTTGGCCGAGGACTTCCCAGTGTCGGCGCAGCCGACCTCTCTTCGCAGCCCATTCGGCTCGGCCGGTACGGCGAGCAGGCGATGCTGCCACTGGCGGCCCATCGCCAGATGCAGGCCGACGAAGGCTCGTACTTCTTCGCGCAGAACGCGACGATTGACGCAGCGACGACCCTTGCGGGTCACGCGGCGCCGGTTCTCGCGGACCTGTACACGAAGGCCTTCATCTTCCTTCGCAACGGCGACTCCGCGACGGGAAACTCTCCGAAGCGCGTCTACCTGGACTTCATCCACATCCAGGTCATCACAGCTGGCGTCAACGGCACCAGCGACAACTGGGCCGCCGAACTCGATACCGGGGCGACCCGGTCGAGCTCTGGCGGTACCGCGCTGACCGTGGTCAACCCGAACATGCAGTCGTCGGCTTCGACGGTCTGCACCGTGCTCGGCGGCGCAGCCGTCCTGTCGGCGGCGACGGCATCGCAGCGAAAGATCGGGCACGGCGTCTTCCGCCCGTCGATCGCGATCACTGGCGACAAGTACACGTTTAAGTTCGGCCAGGACCCGGTTGAGGCGAACGTGGTTGCGTCGGCGATCACTCACCACGTTGTGCCGATGCCTCCAGTGGTCCTCGGTCCAACCGACCAGTTCGCCCTGCACCTGTATGCGCCGTCGCAGTCCGCGGCCGGCGTCTACAAGGTCAGCATGGGATGGGTTGAGCGCTGAAATGCTCGATCAATTTGAGCTTCGGGGCACCATCCCCGATCAGCGCTCCGACCTGGTGCGTTTCGTCGGCGGCACGACCGCCGTCACCAAGGTCTTCGGCCCCGGCGTGGCTGTCACGTACGTCGGGACCGGCGACTACTTGCTGACGTGGGCGGAGAACCCGGGGGCCTTCCTCGGCGCCACCTACGGCCTTCAGGCGACGACCCACGCGGACATCAAGGGCCACACCGTCGTGGTCGGCGTCTTCAACACCACGGCGTTCACGCTGTCGGTGAAGTTCACGAACGCGTCCGAGGCGCTGCACGACCTGGCCGCTCTCGAGTGGATCACGCTCGACTGCCGCTTCTCGATCAGCGGCGTCATCCCGAGCTAGCTGAAACCCCTCGGCGCGCATCGCTTCCCCCGGGGCGGTGCGCGCCTCCTTTTTCGGAGGCCTATGCCCCGCAGGTTCGAGCTCGGCGCATTGCGTTTGATGTGCCAGCAGTGCGTCGACCGCGAGGGAGACGAGGCCATCTCGACCGTTGAGTGGAATCGGATGATTAGCACGGCGTGGGCTGACCTCTACTCGGTCGTCTCGTCGTCGGGTCTCCGGTACTTCGAGACCGCTTCGACCATCACGACCACGGGCGCGACGTCGTACATCGAGCCGTCCGACCACCTCTCGACCGTCGGCGTGGACTACGTAGATAGCGCCGGGCGGCGGCGTCCGCTGCGCGAGCTGATGGCGCAGGAGCGCGGCATGTCCGGGCTGACCGGCGACGCCATCGCGTGGAGCCTGGACGATGACCGGCTCTACCTCTACCCGGTTCCGCCGGCTGGCCAGACGTACGAATGGCTGTACATCCAGCAGCCGATCCAGTTGACCGGCGAAGACGACGACTTTGTCGTGGACGTTGTCACACCCGACGGCGAGGCCTTCGTGATGTGGGGCGTCGCCGCGATGGCGCTGCACAAGGAGGGCTCGGAGACGCGCCCTGCCCGTGAGGAGCGCGAGGCCGCTCGACGCCGCGTGGAGGACTGGGCACTTCTGCGAAGCATCAACAGCCTGCGTCGCCCAGTCCACGAGGGCGAGAACCTGCCCGGCTGGGAAGCTGAGTACAGCCGCGGCGGAGGCTGGGATGGCTAGGCGGTTCATGGTGCCGGTAACGACCCGGCTCGCTGACACCGACGCCGAGCGCGTTCGGCGCAGCCATGCCGGTTGCATCCTTGAGCTTCAGTCCGTTCCGGTCGTGGGCGGGATGCTGCAGCGCAACGTCGTCTTGCCCGAGGGCGAGAACGTCGCCATCGCCCACGGCCTGGGACGTCCCGCAGCGGCGTGGACGTCGGCGCCACGCGGTAGCAGCTCGGGGGACCCGGGCCGCATCCGCGAGATTCGCGATCCGAGCTTCGACCCTGAGAAGTTCTGCGTGCTCAAGGCGAACGACTGGGGCGAGACCGTCACCGTGGACGTCTGGATCTTCTAGGTGGCCAACAACTACCACCCGGTGTTCCTGCCCTTCGTCGCCGGCCTCAACTCCGGCTCCGATGCGCGTGCGCTCGAGCCGCCCGAGCTGGCCATCTGCCGTGACGTCGAGTTCGAGAAGCCCGGTGGCATCCAGACCCGCAAGCCGTTCACCACGCTGAACGCCGACGCGTTCGCCGATGGGCGCCGCCTCGTGACCTATGGCGACGAGCTGCTCCTGTTCACAAAGGACCAGCTCCTAGCCTGGTCGGCCCGCGATTACGCCTTCATCGAAAAGGCAACCTACCTCGCCCCGCTCGTCACGGAGAAGGCCGTCTTCACGCGAACAAGCGACCAGTCGCAGTGTGAACGCGCCGAGCTGCTCGGAACGATCTGGTACGCGTGGGTTGATGCCGGAGCCGGCGCGGATGGTGTCTACGTCGCCGCGATCGACAAGGAGTCGAGTGCCGTCCTCCTTGCTCCGACGCTCATGGAGGCGTCCTCTAGCAAGCCGCACCTGGTCGCGCTGACCGACAAGATTCACCTCCTGTACCTCGTCGGGGCCTCGCTCAAGATCAAGGCGCTCGACCCGCTCGCGCCGTACCAGAGCGCCACCAACAGCGCGAGCACGCTGACGAGCAGCTGCAATGGCTTCTATGACGTCGTCGCCGACCCGACGGCGACCTATACCTACTCGGTCTCGGTTCGCGTCGGCGGAACCGCGTACGACATCAAGAAGGTAACCGAGGCCTTTGGCGGCACGTCCGCGGTCAAGGTGAGGACAAGCGACGGGCCTGTCGCGGTCGCGGTCGCTGCCAACGGCAACAACGTTCAGATCGTCCGCGCCAACGGAACCGACATCCTCGGCGACCTGCTCACCAGTTCGCTCGTTGACGTCTACACCGACCAGGCCGTCGGAACTGCAAGCAGCCCCGTCAATCAGATCGCGGCTGCATACCGCTCCACGCAGAACAGCGGCGTCTACCGGTGTTATGCGTTCTGGTCGGCGCAGGAGTCCGCTTCGACATTCAACTTTCTCTCCAAGAGCAACTGGGTTTCGACCGGCAACACGCTCGGTACTCAGGCAACGTTCATTCGTGGGTGCGGCGTCGCGTCCCGCGCGTTCGGCCGCGACGGCTCGGTGTTCGTGTGGCTGGCCTTCGGCAGCGAGTCCACCGCCGCCGGCATGGGAGAGCCCCTCGGCTTCCGCGCCCAGCTGCAGAACAGCTATTTCCTCTGCCGCGACGACGCATCACCGATCGCCAAGGCGACCATGGCGACGGCCGGAGGCTTCTCTGCCGCAACCGGCCACCTGCCGAGCGTCCAGGAGACCGACACCGAGACCTATTCGTGGTGCGGCGTATCGCGCCGGGTCATCGACCTTGGTGGCAATCACACGGGCTACAGCGCCCGCGCGCCCCGTGACATCTCGGTCCGCTTCGACGCCGACGAGGCCCGCCGCTGCGCCCTCCTCGGCAAGACCCTCTACGTCGCAGGCGGTCAGATCCTCCAGTACGACGGCGAGGGCATGACCGAGGTCGGCTTCCACGTCTTCCCCTGGTACTTCGCCACGGTTGACGGCGGCGCCGCCAGCGTCCTCGACGGCAAGGATGCGGGTGCCTTCACGTACAAGAGCACCTACCGCTGGGAGAACGCCAAGGGCGAGCTCGACCGCTCGACTACGGCGACCGCCGAGCAGATAGGAAGCCCGACCCCACTCGCTTCCGGCCACAAGGTTGTCATCCAGACGGCCTCGCTCAACGTCACGATGAAGCAAGGCGAGCGGTCGCCGGTCGCCGTTGAGCTATGGGGCACGCTCAAGGACCCGGGGCAGGGGGCGCCGTTCTACCTCGTCACCAGCCTCGATCCGAACGAGACCAGCGACCCCAACGGGTACCTCGTCAACCTGCCGAACGCGTCCATGCCGTCGGTAGACGACGAGCTGCCTGACGAGGACATGGCCAAGCGGGCCATCCTTCCCGAGAACGGCCTGCTTGAGAACCTATCGCCGCCGGCCGCATCGATCATCATCGCATCGCAGGAGCGCATCTTCCTCGCCGGCATCGCGAGCGACCCGAATCAAGTCTGTTCCCT